TCTAATACAGATTCAATATTTTCAATTCTACTAATAATATCGTCCATTTTATCTTCAAGTTCTTCAATCTTATTTTTCTTATCTTCTTCTTTGTGATTGTTAAACATGATTGCTCCTATGGTTGACATCAATATTTAGGAAATCATAAAATTAATGGATATTAAGTTTTTATTAAATTGATTAGTTGGTGCGACCAGACGGACTCGAACCGACAAGCCGAAGCGACAGATTTTAAGTCTGTTGTGTTTACCATTTTCACCATGGTCGCTACACAACTAATTGGCCTGCTCGGCAGGACTCGAACCTGCGACCTACGGTTTAGAAGACCGTTGCTCTAATCCAACTGAGCTACGAGCAGTTTGATTAAAATTCCTTATCTTGTGTAAATTGCGAAAGTATCGGCACCATTCATATGACAAAATGATTGTGGTCTGATATAGTGCATTTGTAAACCAGTTTTGTATTGTGTTTTTAAACCAGATTTACCTCTGTATCTGTATCTGATATTCATAGCATTTTTATGAGCAGATACTTCTTTAAAGTATTTTAAATATTTGATTGGTATGCCAGAAGCAATACAAGAACCTTTGTAAGTAAAAGGGTCAATCATGTGTTTTGATATTAGAGGATTAACAACTCTCTCAAAAACTTTTCTTCGTCTATTCATAGTGTTCTCCTTATTTCAAGTATAATGGACCAGTCCATTGTATTGCATAATTACCAGTAAGTACATTACCTCTGGCAGAATTTAAAGCAGGCGCATTGTAACCAGCGGCTTTCAATATATCACCTTTTTTAAAATGTTTAAAGTCTTCTTTTGCGATAAAACAAAAAACACCAGTATCTTGTACAATCTTAATGTACTTTTTACCTTGTGAAACTTTTGTTTTGTTATCCCAATTATCAACTTGTTCTTTAGAATAACCAGTTAATTCTTTTTGACCATTACTAGTTGACATTTTTTCATAGTCTAGTTTAGCGCCAGCCATCAAGTTCTTAATTCCTTCGTCTAGTGTTTTAGCAGTTTGATTTACATTTATCATAGTGTTTTCTCCTTTTTAGTTTATCTTGTGTAAATTGCAAAAGTATCAGCGCCATTCATATGACAAAATGATTGTGGTCTGATATAGTGCATTTGTAAGCCAGTTTTATATTGTGTTTTAAAACCAGATTTTCCTCTGTATCTGTATCTTAGTTTCATAGCATTTTTATGAGCAGATACTTCTTTAAAGTAACTTAAATATTTGATTGGTATGCCAGAAGCAATACACGGTCCTTTATATTTAAATGGGTCAATCATATGTTTTGAAATAAGTGGATTTACAACTCTTTCAAAAACTTTTCTTCTTCTATCTTTCATTATTGATTTCCTTTCATAGTGTATAGGGTTAGTATACCAGAAATTATCATAATTGTCAAGCAAATAAAGAACATTGTCCAGTTATCGTTTCCCATACAATGGCCGCCACAATCCTCGATTGAACCAACAGCCATAATCGCTGAAAGTATTGTGGTTATTGAAAAAAATGTGTTCATAGTGTTTTCCTTTCTTTTTTTCTAAATATACATATACTATACCACAATCCACAATAGAAAGCAAGCATAAAATGAAAAAAAATCAAGAAAAAAGCGTTATAAATCAATGCTTTTTAATTTTTTTTGTTCTATCTTTGTTCTTTTTAGCGACCGGATGCTCAAAAAGCGTTAAAAATTGCGAAATTAAGCCAGATTTAGAGCGAATCGGCGAATCAGCAGTAGAAAATGTTGAAAATTTATCAGAGTCAGAGTGGCGAAGTGCAAAAATGCGTTGTAATTTTTAATATAAATAGTATTATAATGAAAAATTGTCAAAATTGCGGACATGATTGCCATTGTGGTACAATTTGTGTACAAAATCACACGGATGGCGACGGAAATAATGTTCAAATACATTGTTGTGCTTATTGCAGACATGATTCGTATGAAGACGAAGAAAAGTATAACATAGAAAGTTAATTATGGCTAAAATGAGAAAGTTCCTATTTTGGAACGAAGCAGGCGAAGAAAAAGAGAAAGAAGCGCTAAGTTTAAAGAAAGCAATTATGTCAGTTCAATCTGATTATAAAGATAGAATGATTAGTGTTGAGTATATCAGTAAAAAAGGCAAAGAAATGAGTCATGGTATCTTAATACCAATTGGTAGAAAAATTAAACAAGCGTTAATTCAAGAAAGAAGACGAGAAGCTCTAAAAGCGAAAATGGCAAGATAGATGTTAACAGGTAAATTCTCTATTCGTAAAGATAACAGAATATTGAAGTTTACAAACTTTGATGATATACCATCATCATTTAGTCATGTAATATCTTTTGAACCAGATTATCCAGAGCCACCTCATACAAACGAACAACATACAGAGATTGAAAAATATCAATCTTATTTACAGGAGTTATTAAATCGTGCCAGCGGTAACTAGAGTAGGTGACGCAGATGTAACACATTGCTCAGGAATGACAAGAGCAGTAGGTTCGCCTAATGTGAGAGCAAACAGTATTGCTATTTCAAGACAAGGTGATAATAACACAGGTCACTTATTACCAGGAGTGCCATGCCCTAGTCATGCAGCTCCAATAGCTTCAGGTTCATCAACTGTTAGAGTAAACGGTAAAGGTATTGGTCGAGTTGGTGACGGTATATCTGGTTGCACCAGCGTAGCTGCAGGTTCTCCAAATGTTTTCTCAGGTTAATTAATAAAACTCGTATAAATATTACCGATATGGCAAACTATGACGCTTCAAGCACGAACAAAAGTAAAAAATCAGTCAGGACTTATGTAGACCTAGACTTAGATTTTACACGACATCCTGTTACCAATGATGTGGTAAAAATAGAAGATGTTGACGCTGTAAAGAGAAGTGTTAGAAACCTTATTAATACAAATTTTTATGAGAGACCTTTTCATCCAGAATTAGGTTGTGGTGTAAGAGAATTGTTATTTGAAAATTATACACCAATGACAGGAATATTCATAAGAAGAAAAGTAGAAGAGGTTTTAAATAATTATGAGCCTAGAGCAAGAATAACATCAATAGGTGTAAATGAACAATCAGACAGAAACGCTATAGATGTTCAGGTAAATTTTTTTGTGTTAAATCTACCAAATCCGGTTTCTGTAACAACAACACTACAAAGAATTAGGTAATTAAATGGCTTCAAATAAATTAACTGTATCAGATTTAGATTTTGACAATATCAAAATAAATTTAAAAACTTTCTTACAAGGTCAATCAGAGTTTCAAGATTATGATTTTGAAGGTTCAGGTTTTGCAGTTTTAATTGATATGTTAGCCTATAATACACACTATCTAGGTTTCAATGCTAATATGTTAGCAAATGAAATGTATCTAGATTCAGCAGACATAAGAAAAAATATAGTTTCATTAGCAAAGATGATTGGTTATACACCAACATCTTGTAGAGCTGCAAATGCAGATTTAGCAATTAGAGTTAACAATGTTCCTTCTACAACAACATCTATTACTATGTCAAAAGGAACAGTATTCACAAGTTCAGTTGACGGCGCTTCATATCAATTTGTAACTAATCAATCTTACACAATACAACCAGATTCAGGTGTTTTTAATTTTACTGGTGTTAAAGTTTATGAGGGTACTTTAGTAACTTTTAAATATACAGTAGATAGTAATGATGTTGACCAAAGATTTATAATACCTAGTTCAAAAGCTGATACATCAACTTTAAAGGTATCTTTACAAACTTCAGCGAGTGATACTACAACCGAAGTTTATTCTTTAGCAAATAGTTATTCAGGTTTAAATGATACATCAAAAGCATATTTTGTACAAGAAAGTGAAGATGATAGATTTGAAGTTTATTTTGGTGATGGTGTTTTAGGAAAAAAACCAGTAGATGGTAATATTGTAATCTTAGAATATATTGTAACAAATAAAACAGAATCAAATGGTGCTAGTGTATTTGAGTTATCAGGTGATATAGATGGTTTTTCAGATGTAACAATCACAACTACATCAAACGCAGCTAACGGTTCAGAACCACAAACAAAAGAATCAATTAGATATAATGCACCTCTACAATATACAGCTCAAGACAGAGCAGTAACTTCTAAAGATTATGAAACAATTGTAAAATCAGTTTATGCAAATGCTCAATCAGTAAGTGCATGGGGCGGTGAAGATGATGAAACACCACAATACGGTGTTGTTAAAATTGCAATCAAACCAATTTCAGGTTCTACACTTTCACAATCAACAAAAGAAAGTATAAAAGCACAATTAAAAAAATACAATGTTGTATCAGTAAGACCAGAGTTTGTTGACCCGGAAACAACTTCAATATTATTAACTTCAACAGTTAAGTTTAATGCAGAGGCAACAACTAAAACAGCAGATACAATAAAATCAAATGTAATAACTTCTTTAACAAATTACAATACAAACACTTTAAATCAATTTGATGGTGTTTTTAGATATTCAAAAATTATAGGTCTTATTGATAATACAGATACAAGTATTGTATCAAATATTACAAAAGTTAAAATTAGAAAAACATTTACACCGTTAATTAGCACATCATCAAAATATGATGTTTACTTTAGAAACTCATTATACAATCCTCATTCAGGACATAATTCTGCTTCAGGTGGTATTTTAAGTTCAACAGGTTTTAAAATAGATGGTGACGCTGATACAATTTATTTTTTAGATGATGACGGACAAGGAAATGTAAGACGATATAGTTTATCAGGTTCTACAAGAACATATGCAAACAACACACAAGGTACAATTGATTATTCTACTGGTGCAGTTTCAATAAGTTCTTTAAATGTATCAGTAGTAGAAAATATTAGAGGCGCAGCTTCAACAGTTATAGAGTTAACAGTTACGCCTAGTTCTAATGATGTTGTACCTGTAAGAGACCAAATCTTAAATATAGATACAGCTAATTCAACAATAACAGTTGAAGCAGATACATTTGTTGGTGGTTCTGCTGACGCTGGTGTAGGTTATACGACAACAAGTAGTTATTAAGGATTTATCAGATGGCCAAATTTACTGATAAGATATCCAATCTCATAAACAGTCAGGCGCCAGAATTTGTCGTTTCTGACCACCCAAAGTTTTTAGAGTTTGTAAAATCTTATTTCACTTTTATGGAATCAGCAGAGGTTTCTGTAACAAGTGTTCAATCAACAGATGGCATACAATTAGAATCAGAAATCAATACTGATACTAGTACACTTCTTTTAGACGCTTCAAGATTAGATACAGATAGAACACAACTAGACGCTAACGATAAAGTTATTTTAGAAAGTTCTACTTATGGTAAATTTACTAGAGGTGAAACTATCACAGGTCAAACTTCAAAGGCAACTGCTGTAATTTTAAAAGAAGATTTAGACAATGGTAAACTGTATATAACAGCACAAAATAAATTTATAGACGGTGAAGAAATTGTTGGTGCTAGTTCTAATGCAACAGCAGTATTAAATGATTACAGACCTAATCCTGTAAATACAATTCAAGACTTATTAAAATTTAGGGACCCCGACAAAGTAATAGCTAACTTCTTAACTAAATTTAGAAATGAATTTTTAAATACAATTCCAGAAAAATTAAATGCAGATATAGACAAAAGAAAATTAATTAAAAATATTAAATCAGTTTACAGAGCAAAAGGCACAAGTAGAGGCCATGAAATATTTTTTAGAATGTTATTTGGTTTACCTTCAGAAACAATTTATCCTAGAGAAAATATGTTGCGTGTATCTGACGGTAAATGGACTACTAATAAAATTATAAGAGCAATTGCTTTTTTTGGTTCTGATACATCTAAATTAATAGGTAGAACAATAACAGGACAATCTTCAGGCGCAACTGCCTTTGTAGAAGCAGTATCTAAGTTTCAAATAGGTGCAAATGAAATAACAGAATTTACTTTAGCTGGTTATACAATTACAGGAACATTTCAAACTGGTGAAGAAGTAAGAGGTACAGAATCAGATAGTGCTTCTAGTTTTATTAAAGCGACTACCTCAGGTATTCCAGGAACAATATCAATTACGAATGATGGATTTTTATCAGACGAAAATGATAGTGTGCCGGTAACAGGTGGTGGTACAGGTTCTATAATTCAAGTTAATGCAATTGGTAATAGTGGTATTACAGATTTTATTATTGATGACGCAGGCACAGGTTATGAAATAGGTGATAATTTAGTTTTCAATAATGCAAATACAAGTGGCGGTAACGCTAGCGCTGAAGTTTCGGTAGTAAACGGTGGTATAACACCTGAAGATTCAACTTCTACAACCGAAGACCATATTATTTTAGAAGATGAAACGGTTAGAGGTGATAATTACACAGGTAATAAAATAGTTCAAGAATCAGGAACAGGTTCAAATGATATTACAGATATTAGATTGATAACATCAGGTTCTAACTATACAACTTTACCTATTGTAACAGTTAATAGTAGAAATGAATTAGGTAGCGGCGCAAAAATTTTAGCAAATGGTGATAATATCGGTAGAGTTTTAGGTTTAAAAATTGTTGAGCCAGGTGCAGAGTATCATCAATCGCCTAGCCCACCAACTTTAGATATTCCAGGTGCTATGATATTAAAAGATATAACTGGTACTTTTGTTGCAGACCAAGGCATGACTTCTTTAGATAGTTCAAGTTCAACTATAACTGCTACATCTACATCTTTTAATTCAACATTACAAATTTTAAAATTTAAATCTTCAAGTGGTATATTTCAAGCAGGTAGAACAATTACATTAGCTAATGGTGCTACTGCTACAATTGCAAAAGTTCAACAATCAACTGCTACAACAACTGTAACAGCTGTTGGCGATACTAACGGTGCATTTATAAATGAAGATGGTCATATCTCAGATGACGCAATGAGAATACAAGATAGTTTATATTATCAAGACTTCTCTTATGTTATTAAAGTTGGTCGTGCAATCAATGACTGGCGAGATAGTTTTAAAAAGACAATGCACACTTCAGGTTTCTACTTTACAGGACAAGTAAATATTGAAAATAGAATTAGTGCTCAAATTTCACAACCAGTTGATGGTCAAATATCTGGTATTTCAGAAAGTCCAATCTTTGGTGTTATCAATACTTTATTCTCAACTATATTTGGTAGAAGACTTGGAACAACAGATGATGGTACATCTCAAAGAGCAAATGCTACTCATGGTGTTGACCCAGACTTTGACGATAGCACAAGTGAACACTTTACACCAAATACAAGAGATATAACTTTAAGAAGAACATATACAATTCTATTAAGTCAAAGAAGTACGCTATATAATATTACATCAAGAGGTGCTAGTTATCTACGAGGTTTTGCATATGGTGGACCTACAATGGCTCCATTTTCGCCCTTACAACAGTCTGCTATTTCTAACGCTGAAGGTCTTATGCAGCGTCCGGCGTATATTGATCAAATGGAGCAAACACTTACTGGATTTGCTCAAGGTGATACAGGTATTGCCTTTGACGATGCAAATTTAAGTAGGCTTGCAAATCAAGTCGCTGATGCTTCACGTTTAGAAGGTTTGTTTGGTAGCACAGATCCGGCAATAGCTCAGTTGCAGGGTTTATCACAGCAATCGACAAGTCTAAACCCATTAACAGCGCAACAAAACCGTGAAAACCTAGCAACAGGTCTGCTAGGCACAATGGCGATGGACGGTGGTACAAATCCGTTTTTGCAGCAACAACTTGATAGCGCTCTTTCTGGTGCAGTGGACAGGGCAACTTCACAGTATGCTCTTGGTGGTAGGTTAGGTTCTGACTCCTTTGCGGGAGCGTTGGGTGCGGGTATATCAAATGCGGCTGCACCTATACTTGCTGCAAACTTACAACAAGATAGAGCTAATAGATTAGCGGCTTCACAGGCGTTGGGTAATGTCTCAGGACAAGATCTTTCAAGAGAAGCAAGCCTTGGACAAAACATTGTTGGTGCAGGGCAAACAAACTTGGCAAATCAAGTCGATGCTACTCAGGCATTATCAAGAGCATTTGGTCAAAACTTTGGACAAAACACAGACATTGCAAATAACTTGTTGAGAGCACAGCAAGCGGATTTATCACGCCAATTGGGTGCTTCTCAGTCACTTGCTTCTAATCAGCTAGATCAAACCAAATCTTCCGCTGCAATGCAGCTTCAGGCGGCTCAAGCACTTCCCGCAATATTGGCGGCTGAACAAAGCAGAATTGGCACACTGCAAGATCTTGGTGCAATGCAGCAAGCCCCTGCACAGGCGGCTCTTGATGCTGAAAGGGCTAGAGTATCCAATCAGAACGTGCTTGATCAAAACCGTGTCAATGCTCTCTTGGGTGCAAGCGGTATGGGTCAAGGCATGTTTGGCACGACTAGCACACAGACAGGTGGCGGTCCTAGCGGATTACAGTCTGGTTTAGGCGGTGCTTTAGCGGGTGCTAGTTTGATAAATACTTTAGGACCAATGGGGCTTGGTCTTACTCCCGCTATGGGCGCGATAGGTGGCGGTGCGTTAGGATTACTTGCTTCCGATAATAGGCTGAAAGAAGATGTAGAGTTGCTTGGCAAGCACCCTAACGGATTAAATGTTTACCGTTGGAAGTGGAACAAGACAGCTAAAAGACATCATTTTGAAATTTACCCGACTGAAGGGTTTATGGCTCAAGAGGCTAAGAAGCTTTATCCAGAACACGTTTATAGACACCCAACAGGCTTTTTGATGCTTGATTATGCAGCATTGAGCAATGAAGTTATGGGGGTGATATAATGGGTATATTTGACAACTTTAATAA